TGTATTGATTGTTGGGTAGGGTTTTTAGAGCCATTAAGAAAACTAAACGAAGATGATCAATATTTACCTAATAGTGCAGAGCTTAATGCTTATCGAAGCAAAATAGTTAATATAGCCAACTTGGAGAAAGAACAATGCTAAACTTAAAAGAAATAAGAGCCCTGGCGCAAGCCACGGAATACTCATGGGGTAAGTCAACCTCTGACAGAAAACTAACAAGCAAATTGCAAGGTGACGTTTTAGAATTGCAACTAATGACTGTCGTACACTTCGCTGGCGAAGCAGCGCTAAGCCAGCAGCTGGAAGCGCAAAGAGATTACGCCAACCAGCTATTTAAAGATCAACTAAAGAGGATCAAGGAAGAATTCAAGGGTTCTGTAGACAGAGCTTTAGTAACAAAAGAAATTAATAGAGATGATGATCTGGAACTAGTTTCTGCTACATCAAACTCGCTAAGAAAGATTGCTTATTTTAGAGCTAATGTTAGGCTTCAAGTAAGTTAATCTATGCCTCCTCTAAATAAGCAAAAACAAATAGCTGAAATTGTAAAGTGCGGAAAGAATCCCGAATACTTTATAAACAGATATGTGAAAATCCAGCATCCGCTTAGAGGAAGAATTGATTTTCATACGTTTCCATTTCAGAATGATTGTTTAGAGGCTTTTAACGACCATAGATTTAATGTGGTTGTAAAGTCTAGACAACTTGGTTTGTCCACGCTGACTGCTGCGTACGCAGTGTGGCTAGCAATGTTTAGAAAAGATAAAAGTATTTTGATTATTGCAACAAAATTGGCTGTTGCACAAAACTTTATTAAAAAAGTCAAGATTGCTTTAACAGGAATACCACAATGGATGTGGATAACTGAAATAACTGCTAAAAATACACAAGCTATAGAATTTAGTAATGGCTCTCAAATTAAAGCAGTACCAACATCAGAGGATGCAGGTAGATCTGAGGCTCTTAGCTTATTAATCGTAGATGAAGCTGCATTCATTAGAAATTTTGATGAACTCTGGAAGGGTCTGTACCCTACTCTGTCCACAGGAGGTAGAGCGATACTAGTTTCCACCCCGAACGGAACCGGAGGCCAGTACTATGATATCTACCACGGTGCAGAGGCTGGTGACAATGAGTTTAATCCAATTAAGTTACCATGGGACGTGCATCCTGAAAGAAGCAGTGATTGGTTTGATAAAGAATCTAAAAATCTAAACAAGCAACAAGTTGCGCAGGAGCTGCTTTGTGACTTTCAAGCATCTGGCGAGACATTTTTATCAACAGATGATATTACAATTCTGCAGTCTCAAATAAGATCGCCAATTGAAAAGTGGGGCCCTCAAAACGGTGTGTGGGTATGGAAATACTTTTTAGAAAGCCACAACTATGTAATATCTGCTGACGTTTCAAGAGGAGACGGCGCCGATTACTCTACATTTCATGTAATCGATATTGTTGAATCAGAAGTCGTTGCAGAGTTTAAGGGTAAAGTTCCACCAGATCAGCTCGCAGTACTTTTAGCAGAAGCAGGCAGAAGATATGGTAATGCTATGCTATGTCCTGAAAGTAATACATACGGATATGCTGTCCTTATGAAGTTACAAGAACTAGGCTATACAAACATCTATTTTAAAAAAGAAAAAGATAAGTTTAACGCCATGTATGGATCTGGACCAATAGCAAAAGCAGGATTCTCTACTCAAAACCAAAGCCGCGCCCAAATTTTAACAAAGCTAGAAGAAGTTATTAGAAATAAGAAGGTATCTATTTACTCCTCTAGACTAGTTTCTGAATTAAAAACTTTTGTTTGGACAGGCGCAAAAGCACAGGCTCAAAGAGGTAAAAACGATGATTTGGTAATGTCTTTAGCGATAGGCTTATGGCTATACGAATCATCATCAAAAACAACAAAGAAGTCAATTGATACAAATGCTGCCATGCTGGCAGCATTTGCTATAAACAAAACAGAAAACCCTAAAAAAATACATTCAAGCTATAATAGCGAATTATCATATTTAGCAAGAAAAGGAATGCCAGTATTAATGGACGAATCACATCCTGCAATATCTGGGTCTGTAGATTTTAAGTGGCTCTTATAATTCCTATAATACTTAGACAGCGTAGAGGAAATTTCTAAATGGCAGATAAAGGTAACATTTTCCAGAGGCTAACGCAGCTTTTTAGATCTGGACCAACTGTAAAAAGAAAGGTAAGATCTGCCGTTAGGGTTGGTGCAAAATCATCCGCTGTAGAGACTTTCCGGCGAGCCCATAATGATGTATACTCAAACACAATGAGTGCATACGGGTCATTTGACAGAATGTCAAGGTATAGTGACTTTAGTGAAATGGAAGCAACTCCTGAGATTGCATCCGCACTAGACATATATGCTGAAGAAACAGTCTCTCCTGACGAGCATGGAAAAGTCTTACACATTTTTTGTGAAGATGATTTAAAGAAAGAAATACTCGACTCACTATTTTATGATACCTTAAATGTAGAATTTAATCTTGTGATGTGGGTAAGAAACCTTTGCAAATATGGTGACTTTTTTCTTTTTAACGATATTGATCCTAACTACGGTGTAGTCAACGCGTACCCGATACCAATTTCAGAAATGGAAAGAGAAGAAGGCTTTGATCCTGAAAATCCTGCAGCTGTAAGATTTAGATGGTTAACTCAAGGAAACTCATCTCTTGAAAACTGGCAAATATCTCATTTTCGTCTTTTAGGTAATGATGCGTTTTTACCGTATGGCTCAAGTGTACTTGAATCCGCAAGACGTATTTGGAGACAATTGATCTTAATTGAAGACGCTATGTTGGTATATCGTGTGATTCGTGCTCCGGAAAGAAGAGTATTCTATGTTGATGTTGGTAACGTCCCACCTGAAGATGTAGCAAATTATATGGAGCAAGCGACGGCTGCATTAAAGAAGGCTCCTGTTATAGACAAGAGCACAGGAAAGGTAGACTTAAGGTACAATCCATTAAGCGTTGATGAAGACTATTTCATCCCTGTCAGAGGTGGTGATAGCGGCACAAAGATTGATTCTCTTGCTGGTGGTCAAAATACAGCAGCGATAGAGGACGTCGAGTACATTCAAAAGAAATTATTTGCAGCGCTTAAAATTCCAAAGGCTTATTTAGGATATGATGAAGATATTGGCTCTAAAGCAACCTTAGCACAAGAAGATATTCGATTTAGTAGAACGATCCAAAGAATACAAAAGACTGTAATTGCTGAACTTAATAAGCTTGCGATGATACACTTATACGTTCATGGCTTTGATGGTGAAGACTTACTAGACTTTGATTTAAAGCTTTCCAATCCTTCTTCCGTTGCTCAATTACAAAAACTAGAATTAATATCTAGCAGGTTTGATATCGCAGGAAAAGTTCCTGAAGGTATGCTTGATCGTAGATGGGTACAAAAAAATGTTCTTGGATTAACAGATAAACAAATAGATGAAATTCAAGAAGGAAGAATAAAAGACAAAATTGACGATGCGGCAGTCGAGGCCGGTGGAGCAGAAGAAGGTGGCGATGAGGCCGCCGGCGGTGGTGGTGGAGATGAAGGAGGTGGCCTATTCTCTGGAGATAAACCCGATGGTGAACAATTACTAACCGCTCACCCACCTAGCGGGGAAAATGCTTTTGAAGATGAAGATAGCGAAGATGATGATTTTGTAGACATATCCAAGCTATCGATATCAGATCCTGACGCTCCTATTAAAGCACAGGCAGCAATTTCAAGGCGAAAAAATACGTCAAGAGGACCTGCAAAGCTCCACGCACCTGACTTCAAAAAAATGGTTACACATGGAAGATCTCAGGATTCTATGAGGAAACCTTTCGGCGATGATTACCTTAAGCCTGCTTTTGAAGGTATGGATTACGACGAAGGGGATAGTTATGCATATAGAGCGACCGTTCGTCCTGCAATGACGCCGGAAATGAAGAGCGTTTTTAAGTCATTGGTAAACATTTTAAGTCCAAAAGGCGGAGTGCTTCTATCAGAAGCAGATGAAAATGAGGGAAAACAAATTTCACTCGATGAATACGATGCCGGAGAAATAGATGAAAGTTAAACACAACAAAAAAAGAAACGTAGGATTGCTATTTGCTCAATTGTCTCAGTCAGTATCTGAGTCGATGGTAGAAGGCGATTCTAAAAAGGCAGCCAAAACACTGTCAATCATAAAGAAGCACTTTGTCCCTGGTACAGAGTTGTTTAAAGAGTTTCGCCTCTTTAGGGCTATAATGGTGACGTCTGTGCCAACAGACTCGCTAGCAAGCTCAATTATATTTGAGGCGAAAGCTGCGTCTAGAAATATAAACACAAAAACTCTTACACAACAAAAGTCTTCTTTAATAAAAGATATCAACTATGAAATGAACGAAAGCTCATTTTATAATAGAAGAGTAGCGGATTATAAAACATTCGCAACAGTACAGACTCTGTTATCTGAATGGAGAAATAGAGACCCCAATTTGTCAGTAATGGCAAAATTTGAGACTGAGCTTCATACACATCTTTTAAAGGAAAAGAAGCTACAAAATTTAGATGACCTAAAGTCTGCCGACGCAAATCATCTTGTTGTTGATATCATGAGAAAAAAGATCGAAGAAAAATTTGGTTCACAATTAACCAGCTCACAACTTTCCCTACTAAAGGAATATGTGTTTTTTGATCATGAAAATGACAACTTTTCTCAAAAGCTTTCTGAAATAAAGCGCTCAACAATTTTGGCATTGAGTAATTTTGAAGAAAGATGTGACAATCAAATCATCAAAACACAAATTCCAAGAGTTAGAGAATCAGTTGATGCTTTACCAACCGATACATCGGACGATGAAACATTATCAAGATACTTAACTTTGATGAAGCTTACTGAAGAGCTTACGACTGGAGACGAAGGTAATGAATAATCTAAAGCTATTAACAGAGTGGAGTCCTTGGCAATACTCTAAAGAAATGATAGAAGAATCAAAACAAAGCAACGACGGCAAGATTTTAATGAAAGGTGTCTTACAAAAGTCTGATACACTTAATCAAAATGGAAGAATTTACCCTAAGGTAATTCTAGAGCGTGAAGTTAGAAATTATCAAAAGTTTATTGCTGAAAGTCGTGCATTAGGCGAATGTGACCATCCCGACAGCTCTGTTGTAGAATTAAAGAACGCTTCTCATATTGTTAGGGAAGCGTATATGGACGGTGATGTTTGTTACGGTATCGTTGAATTGCTTAACACTCCGTCCGGCAAAATATTACAAAGTCTTGTAGAGTCAGGAGTTACGTTAGGAATATCTAGCAGAGGTGTTGGCTCAACAAAAAGAAAAGGCGACGTTGATGTAGTACAGGATGATTTCCAATTGATATGTTGGGATTTTGTTTCTGAGCCGTCTACTCCTGGTGCCTTTATGATGAAAGAAGGCATTGAGGTTAGACGTAACGACTTAAATAAAGTTTTTAATAAATCTGATAGAATTCATCGCGCATTTAATGACGTTATTAGTTGGGGAGATAAAAAATGAGTATGAAATGGCCTGAACCAGGTTTAAACTGGACAGCAGAGTATCAAAAAAGCGGTATTCCATTTGTCACTTCGTCCAATGGCGCTGAAGTTGGAGACACTACGCCTGTCCAGGTATCATTTCCAAGAGTCACAAGATGGATTGAAATAACTCCGCACACAAATTCATCCGCAGTTTATCTTAAGCTTGGGTTTACGAGTAAAGGTGTCAAGAGCCAAGGAGCTGTAACAGCTTCGTATTTCAATGAATATGACACTGACGGCGCCGAAAAATATATTCAAACGCAACCACCTCCATCTACATACGAACAGTCTGGTACTGCTAGAAACTATCTAGTTATACCTGTGGCGTCATCAACAGTTCGTCTTGAGGTAGCTTGTACTGACTTATTCTTTTTAACAGATACAAATACTTGTGGGTTCTCTGTGATGGCTGGACTAACAAACATACCTGCCGGAGACCTTATACTCACCGGCGCCAACGGAAATTACGGAGTAGGATAATGGCTAAAATGTCTAGAGGGGCGCTCAAGTCTCTAGTAAAAGAGTGCTTATTTGAGATATTATTAGAGGCGTCTGAAGATGAATCAAAAGAAAGTATTACTGAAGCTCGCACAAAAAAGCCTATTAACTCAAGGCGTACAAAAAAAGCTCAAAGCAGGTCGTCACTTGATACTGTAAGTTTTGGGCCAAAAGAAAATCGCCAACCAAGAGAATTAGACGTTTCGCATATTACTGCTGATCCTATCATGGCAGCCATATTTCAAGACACAGCTGCTACAACAATGGTTGAACAAGCAGATGCAGAAAGAGGTAGGGTTCCTAGAGGGAAAGGCGACGCAGCGTCGCAGGTTGCAGCTCAAAATGAGCCATCGCAACTGTTCGGTGAAGCTTCAAAAAATTGGGCAGCACTAGCATTTAACGAATAATGAGAAAGAAAGTTTCTTATACTATATTTAAAAGATAGGTCAGGAGGATTTACATGGCTAACAAAACTAAATTGACACCTTCTCTTCTTAGAAAGATTGTTTTGGAAGAAAAGAAGAAGATCATTGAGACCCTCGAGCAGGGTAAAGAAGAATCAGAGAAAATCAAAGCAGATGAAGTTGACGCTGATGAGTTAGCTGATTCTTTAGAAAAAGACATTGATTTCATGGCAGCTCTTAAGATTAAAGAGAGTATGTTAAAGAAAAAGTACCAAAAAGTACAAATTGCTAAGAAACGTCTTCTTAAAAAGATTAACGAACGCAAAAAATAGATTAATTTTAACCACTAGGAGAATGTTGAAATGCCAACACACACGCAACACACTGTAGAACACCTAACGACTGTAAGAGATATGGGCTCATCTGATTCCGCATCTATTAAATCAGCGTTTCCGGCTTCTCCAATTCACTCCGGCGAATTAACAGCTGACAAGGTGAGAGAATTATTCCAGGCTGATGTTATTGACGGTACCGTTAATGACGGAGGACACACATTCGGAACATTCAGCAGAGATTATGGTGAAGCGCCTGATCTCTCAACTGTAAAAACCGGTGGTGGTGGATTACCTGCATCTCCCCATGTCCCTAATCCGACCTCACCTGGTCCTGGTAGCTTAAATGCAACCGACCAAGCTGATCCACCTGAGGGCTTTGGTCAAAATCCTTCTGCAACATGGGGATCAGGAGTAGGCTCGCAATTAGGTCCTAAGACATCGTCAGAACAACAGTCATCTGGAAAATTAGGTGACTATATCATGGGTAAAGCCTGGGGTAGTAGTTCATAATGTCTCAAAGGCCAACAGCGCCATCCCTTCCATTAAGCCTGGGTCAAAGACCCGGGCTTTCTTACGACTCTAGGGATGGCTTAGGGTATGGCTTGTCTAAAGATACTTTGCATAAGCAAAGAGCAAAGCAAAATTCATTTCCGTATGTAGAAAAACCAGAAGATCTGGAAAATATAGACATGGAAATTGATATTTTGCAAAAAATTTATAATAAAATATCAACGCCGTTTGCTTCAAGTGATTCGCTAATAGGAAGATCAGCAGATCACTTGGCAAAAGTTAACGGAAACGCTCCAGTTGCAATAGGTGAATCTGTTGCAAAAGGTCTGGTACCGTTTCCCGCAATGTATAAAAAACGCATCCAGGTGGGTGGTGGTGTAAATTCTCCTAAAACTATTAGTCCCGGCCAATATAATTTGACAGGAACAAAAAGAGGATGGAGTCAAGCACCTGCCCAAACCGTTAACGATTCAGATTTTGAAGAGTACGATAACGACGATCTTTCACTGGAAAAAGTGAGAAATATCGTAAAATCAGTACTAAAAAAGAACTCTGGAGAGATATAGTTGGGTAAGTTTTTAGTCATCTTCGATTTGTGATCATATTTAAGAGATAAATGTGTGCAATATTTTTTGTGAGGTTCGTGAATGTCGACTACACTGTATAAGGAAGCAATTGCAGAGGCGCAGCAGTTAAAAGAGCTGGCCGAGCAAAATGCAAAGAACAAAATTATTGAGGCTTTAACGCCTCGGATTCAAGCGATGGTAGAATCACAGCTGCTTTCAGAGCAGCCTGATATCGAGATCGAAGACTTAGAAGCAGATGATCCAGGAGATGATGACGGTATGATGGCCGTCTTAGATTCTGTCGCTGATGAGCTAGTCGATGATGAATCAAGCGATGGGCCAGATGTTGAGGCTGATGTTGAGGCGAGTGTTGTAATTAATGCTCAAGGTGATGTCAACGTTTCAATGTCTGAAACAATGAAGAGAAATATCAAAGATATTAAAGAAGTACTGAACAACTCTGGGTCTTCCAACGAAAATAAGCTTGCTAATAAAATTGCAAAGCTTCAGACGAAGGTTAGGAGAATGGATGCATTGCTGGAGGACTTGGATGCTAACGCTCTAACATCCCAGCAACGCGCTGTAATTAAACGGTCATATCAAAATATGTTGAACGAAGCCATAACTTTACGATCAGAGGCAATAGTTATCTCTGAGAGCAATGGACAAGGGCTGAGACTTCAGCTATTCGAAACATTAAAGGAGATGAATAACATGACTAAATCCCGCAGCCGCGCCATCTTCAACCAACTTTTTGAGGCTGGTTATGGCGAACTTGATGAAATGGAATTGGTGCTCAGTGATGAGGACCTAGAAGCTCTTGGTGTCGAAGACGCTGAAGATGCTGATATAGATGCTTTGGACATTGAGCTTTCAATGGATACCGAAGAAGAAGCCGAAGGCGAAGAAGAAGAAGCCGAAGGTGAAGAAGAAGAAGCCGAAGGCGAAGAAGAAGAAGAGGAAGGCGAAGAGCTGGAATTGGAAATGGACGAAGGAATGCATGAACTTGATGAAGTTTTTGAAATTGACCCTCGCATGCTTCGTAACGAGCTTAAGCGTCTTCGTTCTATCCGTGAACAAGCTGAAGAAGAAGCCGACCAATTTGGTGGTGGAGAAGTAGAGCTTGAAGTAATGGAAGTTGATGAAGAAGACCTTCTTAACGCACTTGCTGATGAGCTTGGCACTGTCGATTCAATCGATCAGGCAGCTGAAGCCACAACAGGTCCTGTTGCAGAGCGAAAAACTCGCCGTAATCGCCGCACCCGCGGAACGACTGCAACATCTAACACAGTCCGAGAAAATAGAGAGTTGAAAAAGCAACTTTCTGAAATGAATCTTTTTAACGCAAAACTGCTTTATGTGAATAAGCTGATCCAGAATCGCAATGTAAGTTCTAAGCAACAGCGTGCCATAGTCGAGGCTCTTGATAATGCCAAGACAATCCGAGAAGCCAAACTAGTTTATGACGGTTTGACTCGCTCACTCAACAAGAAGTCCCTCAGTGAGGGCAAGAGAAGAGTTCTTGGTTCATCCAGCAAGCCAACTCGTAGCGGCGCAGCCACTACAAATGAGTCAGCACAGACGAACCGATGGGCAACACTCGCTGGTATTAAATCAAAGTAACAGACGCTAATTCTTTAAAGGAGAAAATAACATGTCTAAAAAGTTTACACTTGAGCAGTTGACCGAAGGTATTCGTCAGCGGCATCAAGGTGAGTCAAATGCTCGCCTTACAGAAAAGTGGGCTCGGACCGGTCTCCTTCGTGGTCTTGACGGCGTACATCGTGAAAACATGGCAACGCTACTCGAGAACCAGGCCGGTCAGGTCCTTCGTGAGTCATCTACCGTCGGTGGTGGTGGTCTCAACCCTGCAGCAGCTTCCGGAGATATCCGAGGCTTCACTAACATTGCTTTCCCAATCGTCCGTCGAGTATTCGGTGGTTTGGTTGCGAATGACCTTGTTTCAATCCAACCAATGAGCCTTCCATCTGGACTGCTCTTCTATCTTGATTACACCTACGGTACTAACATCGGCGGTGAGAATGATGGTGTAGGTAGTTCGACAAAGGCTACGTACAAGGAAGGACATTCAATATATAATAACCCAGCTGGAAAGGGCGTTCGCTCTGGCTCATTAGGTACCGGTGGACAATATGATCTTGTCGGTTCAGGTTATTCCAGAGTTCACACTGGTACAAACGTAACACTTATCGGTGATGATACCAACGCTCGAAGCGTCTTCACACTTGGTGGTGCTACTACACAAAGCCGTGCTGTTCCTTCTGCAACTAATACTATCGTTGCTTCCGGTTCTGATGGTAGATTCATTCAGTTCGATCCTCAAATCTCTCGATTGATTGACGATGAGTCTGGTAACTTCTTCTTCTTGAGTGTTGATCTTGGAGCCTTAGGCGCTAATTTTGATGTTACTGCTGTTAAAGAAGCTGCCTTAGTGTTAACTGGTACTGCATTCAACGGCACGCTTAATACAGATATGGTTGAAATTCCTGAGACAATTCAGGGTGGTGCTGGCGTTTATAACGTACGTCGCTTGAACCAACTCGTTAAGTCAGGCTCTGCCGCCGGTGCTATTTCAACGGACCCAATGGCTGCGGCTCAAACAGCGGGATCAGCAATCTTAATGGTTGTTTCTGGTACACTTTTTGATGACCTTACTGCTTTCACGGTTACCTATCCTAAGACTGCTACTCTTGACAGCTCTGATGGTTCAACTCTTGTTGTTCCAACATTCGAGTCAAGCTTCGGTTCTGATCCAACTCCGGAAATTCCTGAGATTGACATCAAGATTGAAAGTCTTTCGGTTGTTGCTCAAACACGTAAGTTAAGAGCACGTTGGTCCCCAGAGCTTGCTCAGGACTTGAACGCTTATCACAGCCTTGACGCTGAGGTTGAGCTTACTCAAATCCTCTCCGAGCAGATTGCTTTGGAAATCGACCGTGAAATCCTTAACGACTTGCTTATGCAGGCTGATACAAACTTCTTCTGGGACCGTCGTCCTGGTCGTTTTATCAACAAGCGAAGCGGTGTTGTTGCTGCTAAGGCATCATCTCTTCAAGGTGGACCTTCTTTCACTGGTACAGTCCGTGAATGGTACGAAACTTTGGTTGAGACCATCATTGATGTTGCTAACGAGATTCACAGAAAGACCCTCCGTGGTTCTGCGAACTTCATCGTTGTCAGCCCTGATGTTGCAACCATGCTCGAAGCTAGCGTACTCTACAAGCCAAACTACAGCATCGACGGTGACGGCCAGATTTCTGGTATGAGCCTTGGCGCTGAGTCGGTTGGTAGCTTAAGCAACCGCTTCACAGTCTACAAGGACCCTTACTTCCCACGCAACAAGATTCTTGTTGGTTACAAGGGTGGTAGTTACCTTGAGACTGGTTACGTATACGCTCCTTACGTTCCACTTATCGTTACTCCGACGATTTTCGCTCCTGAGGACTTCACTCCTCGCAAGGGCGTTATGACTCGCTACGGTAAGAAGATGGTTCGTAATGACTTCTACGGAACAATCACTTGCCTCGGCATGGACATTATCTAAGAAATTAGGTAAAGTCTAAACGCTTTAAGGCGGACCTTTCGGGGTCCGCCTTTTTTTTTATAACAATTCAACGCTACTTGATATAGTTAGTGGTAGGCCCGGTTCAATATAATCATCTGACACCCGCAGAGAATCGGAATCATCGGGAGCAAAAAGGAGAGATTATTATGCCAAAGGTAATTTACGACTCAGATAAGGGTCTTTATCAAACAACTGGAACTGGTTTCCAGGTCAACGACGTCGCGATTCTTGAAGAGGTTCAATCTCTTACAGATCCATCTGCAGCTACTGTTAATGCGTACGGAATTACAACACTAACCAAAACAGCTGGTTGTA